GAAGTCGTTGATTGCAGTCTTATAGTAGTTAGTCGTACCGTCATCTTTCTTGGCATCTGTTGCACGTGAAAGGTTTTGGTAGATTTCAAGAACTTGACCAGGTGTTCCGCTGATCAGACCGTCTTCGTCAACTACAACAACTGAAACTTCGTCAGTAACAGTGCGACCTGCGTTTGTCATCGATGAAGATACACCAGGAGCAGACTCGACAACGTTGAAGTATTCCCATTGACGCTTCAATGAAGTACCGCTGAAGTTAGTTGACTTGTTCCATGTGGTATCGAAACCGATATTGAAGAAGATGTTCGTACCGTCATCGGCTTGTGCGCCTTCTGAAGTGACCTTCATGTTTTGCTTACCGATAGAAGTATTACCAACTTCGATATAATCGCCGACAGTGATCTTATCTTTGAGTGCGGTCACTGCAAGACGAGCTTGTGCAAGAGTAAGACCGAGGTCAGTCGCTGATTGTTTTGTAAAATAAACAACCGAGTTGGCTGCGCCATTCGAGATGGCAACGTTTGCTCCACCAGATGTTAACGAGAGAGTAAAGCCGGTTGTATTCGCTCCAGTAATGAAGTACGATGTACCTTCTGATAAACCTTGAATGCTATTCGCAGTCGAAGAATTTCCCTTAGCATACCATACTGTATCACCGTTGGTGAACAGCGTGTTTGCTGTTGCAAGCGAGATGAAGTTGGCTGATACGCCGTTCGAACCGACTGCACGAGCACCTGCAGAAGCAGCTACACGATCGGCGAAATCATCACCTGACCACACGAAGACAACGTTAGCAGTGTTGCTGCCTACGGCGATCGACATAGTGGCACTTGTAAGATCAGCAAGAGCATATGTGTTTGCAGTTGTTGAACCCCAAGTGGTATTAGTTTCGAATGTAACTGTTTCGGCATATTGTGTTGCGCTATCGCACATCGAAACCTTCAGCGAGTTACCGAGTGCACCAGGATAACGAGCTACGAACTCTGTTCCTGTAAATGCTGTGTTCGTTGCACCTTTGTTTTCGAACTCTTCTGAGTTGCGAATAACTACGTTTGATGCAACAACTGCAGCTGTATTACCAGCATAAGCAGAAAGTGTCGTAGCATTAGCAAAGAATGAAAGAAGTGCTGAAGCGCTTGCGGTTGCTGCCTTTGAAATTGTAATAGCGCTGTTAGTTACTGCTGTTACAAAAGTATCTTCTGCAATGCCATCACCTTGTACGCGAAGTCCAGCTGTAAGACCAAGAGCAGTACCATTAGCGGCAAGCGATACGTCACCGTCAAGAGTAATAGTTGAAGTGTTTGCAAAACCTGTTGTGGTCGCAGCACGCGAAACATACAGAGCATTTCCATAAGAAAGGAAGTTTGCAGCCGTATAAAACGTTTCGTAGTTGTCTGAAGTTGGTTTACCGAAGCGATTTGCGAGTGTATTTTCTGAATCTACAAGAACAAACTTTCCTACTGGTCCCCAACGAAATACTCCGCCGAAACCACCGACCGTAGTCGCAAGTGCCGGAACAGTTGTTGTAAGATCAATTTCAGAAACATTAATTCCTGGGCTGACTTGAAACGCCATTGTTATCTCCCTTTAAAGGTTAGTCATATAAGTTGCATTTGCTTTATTTATAACTTCATTAAATTAGGGGATTTATCTATAAAAAAGCGTGGACTTCTGATATTTAATCTTTCCCTAGCATCTTGTAAATTTTCAGATAGTAGTTTGTCATAATCTTCTGCAAGTAAGAACTTAGCTTTTTTACCATTTCGATATGCTTCGTATAACATTTTAAGATGTGTAGGTGTAAGATTTCTTAATCCTAATGGTCCTCCTACATTAAAAAGAATAGTCAAACTAATAGTCAGCCAACTTAAAGCTCTTGTTTGAGCAAACGAAAACATAGTAATGCACATTTCTCCATCTACTGTTGTTGGATAACCAGTAAGAATATGCCAAATATCATGAGTATCCCTATAACGTCTAGCCATCCAACTATATGGGTGTTTGGCTTCAATCCACTTGTCGTTTGTCTGTCTTCGGCTGACTTTTACTACATTTATTTGTTGTTCTTTAAACTTTTCATAAGAAACTCTTCCAACAGAACCTTCTGGACGATCACAAAGTGTAGGAATATAGCTTGAAATTTCTTCATTACTAAAAGCCATTTCTCCGCCGAGTCGAGATTCCAGCATCTTTTTATATGTATACTTCAGAGAAGGTCCACTTCCATATCTAACTACTTGAGCAATAAAAATCAATCCGTTTGTAGGATGTGATAACGCTGGCTTCAATGCTCTTAACATGCGTTTTATATCAAAATTATAATCATCCATATCAAAAGTTCCCCTCAAAGAATCCCATCTTCTTGGCAACCCAGAAATCATCTTTTGGTCCACCATCGAAGAGTGATTCGTTTACTTCTTCATCGTGTTGATCGTCGCCTGTACTCATGAGTCCAAATGGAAGCATCTGCTGCTCAAGCATCTTCTCATTCTGTTCGTAAATTTGCATACGAATATCAATATTCGTAATTTCTTTCAGATAAGGCTGCGTAGTCAACCAAGCAAAGAGAACACAACACATGGCCATGTCATCGTTACCGTCTTCTGCTTCGTATGACTGGTTGCCTTTCAAACTATTCTTGAGCGAGAAGCGAGTCAACTCATAGATAGTGTCATAGTCATAGATCAAGAACTTATCAGATTCGACGAGAGTCTTGAGTGTGGCACAGCCAACTCGTTTCACCTGCTTCGTAGTCTTGACACCATAGTGAGTCGTCGTAGCAAAACCGCCTGACAGACTTTGACCCGTTCTGCCGTTATTTGCAGTCACGAGAACGCCGTCATACTCAAGATCGTAGTGCAAGATGTCAGCTACTTGTTGACCAATATCGTTTGTTTCGACAAGAACAAGAGCATCGTTATATTTGATGGCCGCATTATAGATGATGTTCGGATAGATCATCGGCGATATCAGGTTATTTCGATATGCTGCTACTTGTCGATAAGGCATCGTCGATACGTTGACGACAATGAAAGCAGAATAGTCGGCTCCGGCTCCGCGAGAAGTATCAACTACGATAGCATAAATTGTATCTGGCTCTGGCTCTTCGTAGATCTTGAGTCCACCGTCTGCCTGTGCAATCGGATGTTTATAGACCATATTACGAAGTTTGGTAGGATGGATCAGAGTGTTCGAAGATCCAAGGAACTCGCACTCATATTCCTGTCTGAACTGTTCTTCAGACGTATTACTGATCGTCTGTTCTCTCCATGCTTCGTCACGGCCAGGAATCTGTGACCAGTGAACGTCGACACGAGCATAAGCATTTCTACCTTCTTCGGACTCGGTCCAAATGCGGTAAAACATATTCATACCATTTGGAGTCGATGTGACCAGAACCTTCGAACTTTGACCAGATGAAATGGTAGGATAAACCGACGCGAAGAACTCGTCTTGAATGTTGGTCGGAACGAAGGCAAACTCGTCGAGGTAAACCATGTTCTGAGACGTACCACGAATAGCAGATGATGAAGTAGCTGAGGCAAGGATTTCAGATCCGTTCTCAAGCTTAATGTTACCCTTATTCCATTCAGTCACACCCATCTGAAGCCACTTCGGAAGATGCTCAAACATTAACTGAATACGACCAAGGATTTCTCGCGCTTGTCTGTCTTTGTTGGCCAGAATAGCGATCGAATACTCTTCGTTGAATACAATCTTCCAAAGTAAGTAAGCGGCAACAGTAGTTGTCTTACCAACCTGGCGAGGCATCTTACAGATAACGAATCGATTGGCTTCGAAGGCGAGGATCATTTCCTTCTGGAATTCCCAGAGCGGGAACATGATCAGACCCTTATCGATGTTGACGATCTTACAATAAGTTAAGATAAAGTAGATCGGATCCTCAGAGCACTTAATGTACTCTGCGACTTGTTCGGGAGTATACTCGACCTTTGTGTCTGCTCTTTTAAGTCTCGGATTCCCGAGATAGTTTTCACTCGCCATCTTTGTGCTGCTTCAGATATTTCTGTAACTCTGCTGTCGAGCCGACGAAGAGATTGTTTGTGACTTGCTGAGGAGAAGCCGAAGGATCGTCTTCCATGATCTTCTTCTTTTTTGCCTGAAGATCGACTAAGTCTTTGCTTGCTGCCACCATGGTATTCATCATGGTTGCCAAGACTTCATATGCTCGAGGATGCTGACTTTGTTTGGCCACATCCATTAGATCAAAGAGTGCTTCTTGACCCTTATTGATGACTTCCATCATGTTCTCGCGAGCATATTCAAAGTCTACCGAGACTTGAGTGCTCATCTTCTTTTCGATCACAGCTGGTAAGTTATCGCCAGAGGCGATGTTTAAAAATTTATCAAGTTCATTGCTCATTAGATATTCTCAGTAATTGTATTGATAATGCTATAGTTATCCGTGCTCTTAATATCTTCATATGAAATACTTAAAGCAGTGTTGGTAGTAGGTTGTCCGTTCGCAGTAAGTCCAGGTCTCGAAGCCACGACTATTGTATTGGCGGTATTATCGGTGTTTCCTGTCTCGACATCTTCTGGAAGTCTGAACGTTGTTTCTGCGAGTTTGATTAATTTTGATTTCTTCGTTGGTCCATACAAGTAACCTTTCATCGTAAAGCTAAGCGTCCAGATCAGTGCTCTTCTTTGTTCAAAGCTACCTTCATATTCATCTTGAGAAGTGATACTATTTAGAATGATAGGAATGTCTCGTGGGCCATCGACTTCAGGAACAAGATTGACACTCACTGTAAAATCAGGAGTAAAGTACGGAACTATTTGCTCTACGATACGAGTGCCATCTTCAGCATTCTTGACCAAGATGTTCATCTCGAACTGCATGTCATATGGAACAGGTTGATACTGATATTTGACTTCGTCGTCTGTGCCTGCATTAGTAGATTGCTTCGTCAGTTTATTCAGAGTATTCAACTTACGAGTAGGATCATACTCCATGGTCGTCATTTCGAAAGAAATACGAGGAAGAATGATACCAACTTGATTATCGAGTCTTGGACTTTGCTCGAGTCTTGAAAGCACTTTGTCTTTTGGACCGTATGTCAAAGGAACTTTCAGCGTCTGAAGCACTTCTCCGGCATTGCTCAAGCGATTAATATAGATATCGTTAAAGACAGTTCCAAATACGATGATGTATTTTCTTAAACTGTCATGATTCCATGTTCTTCCAAACATTATACTTGTCCCTCACTAAACGGATCGATTTGTGTCCAGTCAAGGATGCTGTCGCCGCCTGTCTCAAACTCCATATTATCTTCGAATGCATCTCCGGCTTGTGTGCCAAAATCATAGCTGCCTTGTATAATAGGATTTCCTTCTTGAGTAACCAGAAGTAAACCGTCATTCGTCAAGATTCCAAATTCGTCGAGGCTGAGGCTGCTTAATTTCTCAATGCTATCAATGGCTTCAATGCCAGTATTTAACTGCTCGCTGCTGTATTCAAACATCTCGCAAACGAGATCATACATTTGAATGGCGCCCATCTGATAGAAGACAGGAGTTTTATTGACGTATTTGACATACATCAAACGATCTGCCATGGCAAGATAAATGAGATCGCCTTCTTGAGGACGATCGATCATTTCTACTGAGCCAATCTCATTCATAAAGTTACGAACGGACACGGTAAATGTAACCTGATCTCTGATTTCAAGACCAAACTTCGACAAGAATTGTCCGTCACCTTCATAACTCTCATAGCTACGAATATACATGTCAATTAAGTAAGAACTGTTGTACTGTGATAATGCATCTTCTTCGTAGATTTCGTCTTTTTCTACGAGTGTACGAGGACAGTAGAATACATCATGCCCATAAATTTGAATAGACTCGAGAACCAGATCTTCAATTAAGACCTGCTCTTGGCTATTTGTAAAGTTGTTGAAATAGAAATTGGTCGACATGTATTATCCAATCATATCGAGAACCGGCAGAGAATAAGAAGAAATCATCTCGTCTTCGAGTTTTTTTCTTTCGGCCACAGCATCATCATAAATTTTCTCTCCGTTGAACTGCACTCCTCCAGGTAAAGTCATGCCTGTAAACTTCGTAAGGTTCGAACCCCATTGCTCTTTGATCAGAGTCGTAGCATAGTTCTGAAGCCAACGATCGTTATAAGCATCTGTCCATGTTTCTGGATCAACTACTTCGTAAGCTTCGACGAGTAAGAATTCGCCGACAGCAACTGTATTCCAATCCATATCAACGTGTAGTCGATCTTTATGGCGAGAATAACGAATCGGCTGTTTACCGACAAGAAGCTCGTTCATCAGAGCAAGATGTTCCATCACCATGTAGTATGGAACAAGCGATACGTTAGTCAGAGTATAGAGGTCGTTCAGTGCGATCTGATAGCGAATATTAAAGAGGTCGTCAGAACGAATCGAAGGATCACCCATCGAGAAGATGCTGACAGCGCCAATGATATTCTCTGGAAGAGTGATATACTTGTTTGTTACGTCAGTTGACGTGATAGCATGCTTGTAGTATACTCTTTCAGAACCATCAAAGTGATAGTCATACCAGTAACGTAAAGCTTCGTCAACACGATCATCTACCTGATCTTCGTCGACATTGATCTCAATGACTGGTTTGCCGAGTTTACGAAGGCAATACTCTTTAAATGTTGCTTTTGTAGTAGGAATGGCCATCGAATACCTCTTTATTATATTTATGTGTCTGGCTATTTATAAGCCGTATAAATACAACGAGTACAGCATGAGGACTTGAAATATTATGAACTTAGACTTGATGATTATCGATAACTTCTATATTAATCCCGACGCGGTCAGAGCCTTTGCTCTTACACAAGACTTTAGCGTCACAGGCAACTATCCAGGAAAACGAACACCTTCGTTCATGACACAAGATGTCAAGGACTGCATTCAGCATTGGATGAATCCGATTGGAAAGATTACCAATTGGCACGAAGACTCGGGTTACACTGGTGCTTTTCAATACGCTACTGCTTCAGATAGAACGTGGATCCATTGCGATCATACGAGTATGTGGGCTGGTGTATGTTACTTGTCACCAGATGCACCACATACCGCAGGCACAGGAATGTTTCGACATAAAGAAACAGGCGAGTATCGAGCTCCAACAAACGAACACGAGGCATATGACTATACCAAGTGGGATAAGATTGATATTGTAGGCAACAAATACAATCGATTGATTCTTTATAGCGGCGATCTCTTCCATGCCAGCTTAGATTACTTCGGTAAAGATCTATATGATGGTCGTCTGTTTCAAACATTCTTCTTTGATACGGAGCAAGCGCGATGAAAGTTTGTAAAGTAATATGGTCGACGAATCGTCTCGAGTATCTGATTCCTACACTCAAATCTCAGCGAGACATGTTAAACTTTGAAGGTTGTGAAGTCGAAGGCATCTTTATCGACGACATGCCAAAAGGTCGTCATGATGGCACGATGTTCGAGTTGGCCAAGAATTTTGGCTTTACTGAGATCTTCTTACATCAACAGAATATGGGTTTGCCATACGTATGGAATAGAACCTTCGAACTGCTAAGAGAACGAGATTATGACTATGTGTATCTGTCAGAAGATGATGTGACATTCAACTGTCCGATTCGAATGCTCGACATGACTCAGATCTTACATGATTATCGTAACGTTTCTCAGGTATGTTTGACACGACAGAAATGGTATGACTTTGAAGAGGAAACGCAGGCTTATGAAACAGACATTACACTTGGAAAATACCGTGGCGAACTTTCTGAGGCATATTTTTGGAGTTTGGCAAGTGTTTTTCCGCGCGCCATAGTAGATCTTCCTCATGCCGAATCAGTAGGCGAGAAGAACTTGAGCGAATATGTTGTAGCAAAATCATTGCAGCAACTTGGTATGCAGACATGTAAGCTGAAGACCGAAGAAGGCCATAACATTGTCAATCATATCGGTGAGTATAGCATCGGTAAGCGAGCTGAACCAGGAGATCCTCGCTACGAAGACTTTGCAGCATACGATCCTGAAACAAAATACAGTTCTCGCCATGGAACTAAGTGGACTTAAGGCTACACTCATCCCAGAAATTAATCAATATACTTTTACGAGATCCTCGTTTGACTTCGTTGATCCAATGATAGTATCGACTGCCCTCGAAGTATAACACTGCGCCTTCGAAGGGTTGAAAAGATTCGTGCGTATATTTGAGCAACTCTTCTTTTAAATCTACTGGATCGTTGAGTTCTTTTTCATAGTCTAACCAACTTCTTTCAGAGATGCAGAATTCTCCGCCTTCAAGATCAGTTGCCTCTAAATAACATGCGATGGTGATTGGAGACATCAGTTCTTCTGGTTTTAATTGTTCTCCAGCATCAATTCTATAACGAAGCTTCTCATTAAAGTCCACGTGAGGCCACAGATCTCCAGAACCTTGTTGAGACTGATACCAATATTCGATGTGAGTTTTATTACAGTTAAACTGTTCTCTATCGAGAAACTCGAGTACAGCTTCGTCTGTTGCGTTCATAGCCTCGTTACGATCAAAGTAATGCATTTGCGTAGGACTATTTAAACCTTCAAGCAATCTTAGGCGAACATCTTCGTCGACAGTAGATCTATGAATAATCCTCGAGTTTCCATGGTACATTTTCAAATCTTTCAAAAATATATTTAACTGCAGTCACGTTCTTCGAAGATTTGCCAAAAGTTTTCAAGAAAGCGTCTGGTATTTTCTTATACGGAGAAGCATTGATTTTGATGTCGCATTCTGCCGGCAGATGAGAAATCTGCAACTCATCGCATATCTTATTGATATTGTCTTGAGTAAAAAAATCTTCATAGAAGAAATAGAGCGGATTGGCAAAAACATTGTCTAGAGCTTCTATCGTTTCTCTATATTTGCATGACATAAAATTAGTCATCACAAACTGTGAAGCTGTCGATTTAGTTGAAATCTTACCTCCTCCGAGAGAATTCCAAGCGGACCAAGCTCTGCGAATAGGATCTCGCATAATATAAACTGGCACTACTTCGATATCATATTTTAGTAAGCCATTCTTTACGAGTCGAAAAACGTTTTCGCTCGAGCCTTCATAGTGTGTGAAGTCGCCTGTCACTTGATTTACACTTGAAACTGTTCGAAAGAAAGACTCTATATCTTTTCTATATTCGTCTACGTCTTCTAAGATAGGAACCAAATCATCTCTCTGAATGATATTGAGTTCTTTTCCCATATCATAGAATTCTGGGTGGTTTCGAAAATAATCATATAACCAAGTAGTGCCAGCTTTCTCGGCACCTACATTCAATAGAAACTTCATAGATTTAGTAATACTTTTATATTTGTAAAACCTTCTCCAAATCCTAAAGTTTCTTCTATAACTTCATAATCTCCGGCATTTGCTCGGCGTTTAATAATTTTATGCATAACAGAATTTGTAGGAATATTTCTAAAAAGCAATTTAGTTATACCATTATCTCTTTGATATTGATTTTGTGAGGCACGAGTCTGTTCTGAATAAAGCCAATTTCTTGAACCATTTTCATCTGCAGCTGCAAGTGAATGTCTTCCATCATGAGTATCTCCATCTATAATATATCCGCATACTAGTGCCATGACTTTATTAGTATCAGTATCTACAGATTTGGCCATAAAATACTCATCATTTGGGCTATGAGCATTTAAACCGGGCCACTCATTATTAATCCCACTCGTAATGATTTCTATGATTTTAGCCTTTCTTTCTTCACCCGTAAGAGAAGAATCTGCTGGCCAATTTACATCGATAGCATCTCTTGATCTCTCGTATAGATCATCGAAATCGACTTCTGATAAGTCATTAATTGTAGTAGTTACGATATTCATCTTTTAACCCTTTTTGTGCCTACTGCATTGGCAACATAATCGAGCCAGCCTTCTCCGCTCGTGTCTGTTGCATGATTGTGATGCCAGTCATGATGATGTTCTCCACCTGTTAATATTCCATACCACCATGACATTCTTTTTGGTCCATTTTTATCATGATTCAGAGTAGATATTGAAAGTGTAAACAAAGAAATCCCTGTAGGAACTACAAACAAAAACAAGAATGCTTCGAGAGATACAAAAAGTAGTAAGAATGGAATAAGAAGTAGAGGCCAATAATAATCATGATAGAACATCGTAATCTTGTTTTTACTTAATCTGATAATAGTTCGAAGATCTCCGGACTGACGATTTACCCAAAAGAGTGGAAACATAGCTTTCCATCCAAGATACTTAGGAGAATGCGGATCTTTCTCTGTATCCATGTATTTGTGATGATTAACATGCGCCGCGCAAAAGTCTATTGGTGAAGAGATACTTCCATAAAATCCAAGACCAGTACAAATAAACTCTACGATAGGATGCATCGTATGTGTTCTATGCCCGTGAATTCGATGATAAGTTACCACAGATCCAACACAACGCATAAGGAAAAACATGACTACGGAAGCTAATACCCATGGCCATGAAAAATATGTTATGGTTGCCCATACTGCGATGATAGGCATCGCTAGTTGTAATACAAATAGATGATACGTTCTATCTACGCTCCTTAAGAACATCGAGCATTGCTTTCTTTATTGATAAGTTTTCTTAGATATTTATCTAAGATATCATTCTTCGTCTTCACTCATAAAAAGAGTTTTAGGCAATTTTACTTTCTTCTTTGGTTTCTTCGAAATAGCAAGGATATCAACTTTACCAGGAATGACATCAAGACTATAAGTCTTTGCGCGATCTTCAATTTCCAAATTAATAAAATCTACTCCGAATTCCTTGTGAAACTCAAGAAGAAGATCTTCTCTACACGCTTCGAGATATTGCTTCCATCTCCACACACCAATTTCAGCAAGAATTTCTCTTCTACGAGCAGCTTTTGCATCTTCTGGAGGAGTTTTCGTATGCCAATTCCCGGTGTTCTCAAGATGATATGATACTATCTTACTATGATGAAACATCTTATATCCAGCAGCATATGACATCATCGTCATCATGATTTCTTCTCCTGTAAAGAAGATCTTTGGATCTAAACCGACTTCATCGATCCAGTCGGTATGCGTAAAGAAGTTTCCGGCCATAATATGAAACGCCGGACGAGGCATATCAGTTGATGGAATCTGATCTCCGTGAACATCTGGAATAAAATTATAAGGATCGATAGTGTAGTACTTGACTTGACAAGCATCATATTCATCATGACGAGGATAAGTTTTAATCTCGCCATCTACTTCTTCTATTGAAAATGATTTGCATGATCCAGTGATGATTACTTTATTTGTTCCAGCCATATCCATCGCTCTCTTATAATCTTCCACGAGAGAGCGATCCCAATTGAGATCGTGTAACATATGAGAGTCAACTTGATAGATGAAGTCGTACTCGTTTGTCAAGTTTAGCATATTAATATATCTTGCCCAAACACAACCATCGGAATATTCAGGATCGATTCTTTTATAGATGACATCATCTCTGCTTACGAGTACAGGTTCTGTACAAGCCAAAGAATCCTCATAACGCGTCTGTTCAAAGATCGAATAGACTACATTGTTTCTATTTGATTTGGTTTGCATCATACTCTTGATAGTATGAGGAAGTAAAGGATCTTGGTACGAGCATACTGAAACAAAAATGTTCATTGTTTATTCTCTTCTTTTTGCATATTAAATTTCTTTTTCACTCCCATAAACTTTCGATAGTATTGCTTATCGTCACCAGGAATGAGATTTGTAGTTTTATCTATCATCTCATCAGTAGCAGGACCAACAGAAGCAGTGATATCCTTATTGAGAAAAGGAATCACGTGTAACAAAGGATCTCCTGCCTTAATATGAACATTACATTCTCTCTTCGGCATACAGATGAAGTTTGTGATATGAAAGTTTTTATAATCTACCAAACCCGGGGTTACATATAAATCTTCAAGGAAAGTAGAATGATAGAATGCAGGCATTAACAACGCGCTGATGTTTTTTTGTGTAAAGATTTTCCAAGGCGATGGAAACAAGATTGCAGTAGGATTAATTCCAATCGGAGTAAATGCGCCTTCTACAAACTTTTCATCCATCTTCACGCCATTGTCAAAACCACGATCTCCTCTTGGGCCTCTATCACCCAAATACCAAGAAGTGCCAGCTTTATTTGCCATGATATGAATGTCTACCCAAGCTGGAATGATATACCCAAATTGGGCATAATCTAAAATTCCAGGACAGTATGGCATCAGATGTTTGCCATACTTGTCTTGTTGGACTTTACGAGTATTTGTTGGAACGTCAACGGCGCGTTCGACAGAAAAGTTATGATAAGATAACTTTTTAGTGTCTACGAATTGAATATCTTTCTTTGGTTTTAAAAAAGAAAACAGATCTTTCATTTTCTTGGTACTCTCAGTTCTTTTGTATATACACCTCGGCGTGTGTTTTGCATCTTCGATATGAGATTGATCAAGTGTTGTTCTGGTTCTTTCATATCTCTTACCGTAGGCTTTGATGGGATAGCATCGCGCTTAATTGGAATTGCGACTATCAATGGAGTTCCAGCTGGTAGAAGTACGTCAGCATTTGGAGTATGCCAGATTGCAGGGAAATTGACTTCCTTTGGATACGTATCAGTATCGACTAATCCTGACAGACAAGTAAAATGACTTTCAAAGTTATTAATCGGTGCTACGAAAAGAGTAGACCAACCCGGAGCAGTCTTTACGATCCATGGATTGACAAACTTGAGAGGAGGCGCAGGAAATCCTGGAGCAGATCTTTCTCCCAGTTGTCGAATGTCATGAAACTCACATACGTTGATCTGTGGAGAAGATGTCACTTCAATCGTACTGCAATCGTGATTTGATCTGACTGTCAAGTCGCCGATAAGAGGAATAACATAACCTAATGACATGGCGTCTATCATTGGCATACATTTTTTTGCAGTAAAACTGTGTGATCCAGACCAGTCACGATCATTATTCCCATCTGTAATAAGAGGAGGAATTCTCTTATACCAATCGGGTATATGTTTAGCTGCAGGTTTTGGTTGCGGCAATGTAGCTACATCATCACGATGGCAATAAAACTCAATGATAGGTTTCTTCTTAAAAGGATTCCAACTCAACATTCTCTTTCACCCATTACCCATGCTACAAGACTCTTACGAGTTCCTGACGTAATTGGCTTCACTCGATGCGGCATCCATGAAGCGAAGAATACGATATCACCTTTATTCGGTTTAAACGAAACTTTGTCTTCAAAGTTTCCGTTGTTTACAATCTCTAACTCTCCACCTTCATATTCACTTGGATCCGAAAGAAGTAGAGATGCAGATATCTTTCTTATATATTTCTGCCAACCGAACTCGACATCCCAGTGCCACGTATAGTGTTGATTTGGTCCGTACTTTGTGTATTGAAAAGCTTCGACGCCTTCGATGTCATACATAAAATTATCGTAGTTTACGACAGAAACGATTCCTGACATTCGCTGAAATAACCAATCGCTGTGTTGATCATGGTGTATCCATGAGATATCTGAATCTCGCGTTTCAGCAGGAGCTGGAGCATTCTTATCGAGCCCAACTTGACCTTTTTCAAATTGTTGAAGTTTTTCTAAGTCGATAATCATATCGACTTCTTCAGGAGTAAATCCTCCTGTCCATACAGCGAAGCAGTTCAATTGTTTCCCATACTTAGGGATATTATATGGCATAGTAAATCCTTATCAAATCACTTATTCAATGGTAATATCTATATATCCTCCGGGCGCTACAGTTACCGAATGCGTAGCTCCGTCGGGATAAGCATAGTAACTTGCCGTCTGACTATTTATTACTGGTGCAGGTGTGCCCCCAGCATTTGATCCTGGGAAAGTAATACCAAGCGTATTCGATGGATTTCCAGGAACAGCTGGAGTTGGTGTATTAAAGTTCTGAGGACCGTTGGTAGCAGGGTTAAAGTTCTGAGGCCCATTGTTTGCAGGATTGAAGTTTTGTGGACCGTTGGTAGCAGGATTAAAGTTTTGTGGACCGTTAGTAGGTGCATTGTAGTTTGCTGGACCGTTTGCTACGTTAAAGTTTTGTGGACCGTTTGCTACGTTAAAGTTCTGTGGACCATTAGTCGGTGCATTGAAGTTTTGAGGACCATTGGTAGCTGGATTAAAGTTTGCAGGCCCGTTAGTCGCAGGGTTAAAGTTCTGAGGACCATTGGTTGGTGCATTAAAGTTTTGTGGACCGTTGGTAGCAGGATTGAAATTCTGAGGACCATTTGTAGGTGCATTAAAGTTTTGAGGACCTCCAGTCGGAGCATTGTAGTTTGCTGGACCGTTTGCTACGTTGAAGTTTTGAGGACCGTTAGTAGGTGCATTGTAGTTTGCTGGACCGTTTGCTACGTTGAAGTTTTGAGGACCGTTGGTAGCAGGGTTAAAGTTTTGAGGGCCATTAGTCGGTGCATTGAAATTCTGAGGACCGTTCGTTGCAGCGTTAAAGTTTGCAGGACCATTACTCGCCGCATTGAAGTTTGCTGGGCCGTTGCTAGCCGCATTGAAGTTTGCTGGACCATTTGAAGGAGCATTAAAGTTTGCAGGACCATTCGAAGGCGCGTTAAAGTTCTGAGGCCCAGGAGATGGAGCATTATAAAAAGCCGGTGTATATCCATATTTTGGACTGACAAATGCATTGGTAGCTTTATTGCCCGGAGTAGCATTATAATTGCCTGTGCCGGTACCTGGCACGACATTATAACCTACCACGTTACCTGGAACGACGTTATATCCTGCCACGTTACCTGGAACGACGTTATATCCTGACACGTTGCCTGGAACAACGTTAAACGTACCAGTGGAATTTCCTGGCACAATATTAAAAGTGCCAGTTCCAGGACCAGGAACTTTATTAAACGTACCTGTTCCTGTTCCAGCAACGATGTTAAACGTACCTGTTCCTGGGAAAATGATGTTGTAACCAGAGATATTACCTGGAACTTTGTTAAAGGTGCCAGTTCCTGGGAAAATGATGTTGTAGTTAGCAATATTTCCTGGTACGATATTGAAAGTACCAGTGGCATTACCAGCTACAATGTTAAATGTACCAGTCGCATTACCTGGAACGATATTGAAACTAACGCCAGTGCCAGGAACTTTGTTAAACGTACCGGTCGCATTTCCTGGAACGATGTTAAACGTACCAGTGGAATTTCCTGGCACAATGTTAAAGGTGCCAGTTCCAGGACCAGGAATGATGTTATACACACCGGTTCCGGGGAATATGATGTTGAATGTACCGGTCTGAGGAAAGATAATGTTGTAGTTGGCAATATTTCCGGGCACGATGTTGAAAGTACCAGTCGCATTACCAGGTACGATATTGAAAGTGCCAGTGGCATTACCAGGAATTACGTTAAACGTTCCAGTGGCATTACCTGCTACAATGTTAAAGTTGCCGGTTCCAGGACCAGGAACGAGTGCAGTTCCTGTGCCACCTCGGCCAGAAACAAGAACGCTGTTTCTACCATAAGGAATCGCGATGTTTCCTGGACTGTTAAACTTAGTCGTTCCAGTTCCAGCTCCACGCCACGTTTTCTCTAATGTAAACTTTGAACCACCACCAATACTCATTATGCGGCGCCCTTCACCGTCAGAGAAACAATCCAAGAAGTACCGCCGTCATAAGTCATAAGTGACCAGATGTCGATAGCATTCGCAGTTGTCGTTGCAGGAGGAGCAACTCCTCCAGGATACTTCGATCCTGTAGGCCATGTGATCGTACGACCTCCTGTTGCATCTTGCTTCGCGGCGATCGTTCCTGCCCACATTCTTGTAGCCGGTGGAACACCTGTTGGAGAGATGGTTGTATTTCCAGTAAGTGTAAGATCCCAGAAGTTAGAAGCAACACAGTTAAGAGTGTATGTTCCTGTGACAGCTGTATTCGAGACTTCAGATTCGGTGTAACCTGTCAGAGTTGGATTCGTGATGTTGTTGTTTGCCATCACAAGGTTTGCTGACAGTGTAGTTAGTCCGCCTGTAACACTGAATGCGCCGTTGTAAGTAAGCGCTCCAGTTCCAGCTCTACCAAGTTTAGTGGTGCTATCAGCATTACCAAATACGATATAACCGTTGTTAGCAGATTGATTGCCGCGAATAGAGACAGTATCGGCCTGATTAATGTCACCGAACCACGCGTCATCACCGATGCCAATATTTGTTCCAGAACCATTATTAGCAGTAGTTATTCTATCAAAACTACCAACGCTCGTAACGCTAATGTTTCCAGTAATCGTAGTGTTACCAGCGGCAAGTGTAGTGATACCGCTTACTGCTTGGGCGGCACTTGTAGACTGAATTGCAGTTGTTCCAATAAACAACGAAGGCAATCTTGCAAAAGGAAGTGTGCCTGTACTGATATTTGTAGCATCGGTATAATAAGCTGCAGCTTGTCCACCAAGATTCGTCGCATTGTTAGCAGTTTGACTGAATGCCGTAGAATTGATCGTAGAGAATACCGTGGCATTACCAGCTTTTAATAAGCTGACTTGCAAGTTTGCATACGAAAACGATGCGTCGGCGACGTTGATCGTATTATTATTTGCAACAGCCGTTTCATCTCCATATGTCGACATGAGGATGAATTCTTTTGTATCTGGACTACGAACAAGACCAGCATGATTTGTTGTATTACCTGATCCACTATAGTGACCAGTGAATCCAATCCAAAGCAAGTCGCTCGGGTTATTCACAGCTAATTTAATCAGAGGATCGGCAACAGAAAGAGTTTGTACGTTAGTTGAAATCAGGTTACCAGTAATTGTAAGGCTTCCACCGACTGACACTGAACCAGTAAACGAGCCATTCGCAAAAGTTGGAGAATCTGTTGTTCTCAGATTTTGATCCATACGATATGGAAGACGTGCTTCGGCAAGAGTGCCGTTGTTTGCATTCGAAGCATTCGCTGCAAATGCGATAGCATTCGTATAAGCGGCGGCAGCGTTGGCTACCATTGCAGTATTCGCAGTTCCAATCTTCGTATCAGTATATGTGACACCGTTACTATATGCAGAACCTGCGGCAGTGAGTGCTGTTTGAGCGTTTGTATTGGCAGTGATAGCCGCATCATATGCAGTCTTCACGTTATTTGCTACTGGAATCAATGTAATCGAAGTATTATTGATCGCATCAACTGTTGGAAGTCTAGCAAGTGCTACAGTACCAGAAGTGAGATTGGTCGCATTGGCAGCAATGGCAATTGCATTGGTATATGCAGCTCCCGCATTCGCGACCATTGCCGTATTTGCTGTTCCGATCTTCGTATCTGTGTAAGTTACCGCGTTTGAATATGCTGAAGTTGCTGCGGTCTGAGCGCTAGTTGCACGAGTATTAGCATCAATCGCTGCATCATAAGCTGTCTTGACAGAGTTGGCAGAAGCTGCAGCAGTCGGCGAAGTATTCGATACTGAATCGACAAGAAGTGTTGCGCCTGCTACAGTAGCATTTGCTGATGGAAGGCGCGCGGCGTTAACTGTACCAGAAGTCAGATTGGTTGCATTCGCAGCAATTGCGATAGCATTCGTATATGCTGTGGCAGCATTTGCAAGAGCAGAAGCGGCATTTGTATTTGCAGTAATAGCAGCGTCATAAGCAGTCTTCACATTATTAGCCACTGGAATCAGTGTAATCGAAGTGTTATTGACTGCGTCGACTGTTGGAATACGAGCAATGTTTACTGTACCAGAAGTCAGATTCGTGGCATTCGCTGCGATAGCAATAGCGTTAGAGTATGCGTTTGCTGCCTTATTATCAGTATACGTTACACCGTTACTATAAGCCGTTGCTGCTGCAGTTCCTCCAGCCGTATTGGCGGCGATCGCAGCATCATAAGCAGTTTTTACCGAGTTGGCAGAAGCTGCTGCGGTAATAGAAGTGTTTGTTACTGAGTTAACAAGAATGACTGCGCCCGCTGTCGTATCATTCGCTGATGGAAGACGTGCAGAATTCACAGTACCTGAAGTAATATTCGTGGCATTCGATGCATACGTTTCTGCATATGTTCGAAGATCAGAAGCAGAGTTGCCACCAACTGTAGCAGCATTTACAGAAGTAAGTGATGCGCCGTTACCAGAAAAAGCGGTAGAGTTGATGAAGCTGGATACTGTAGTATTTCCGATTGCGATCACCGAGGTATTGACTGTGACACCTCGAACATAGATCGAATTGTTAGTCGTGTTTAAACCTACAACCGCAAACATGCCTGTTCGTGACATCTGTCCGTAATCTGCATAGGTTACATTAGCGACAACATATGTCTTCGATGTAATCAACTCATCATGAGATATCTCGGCGTAATAGGTGTTCCCGGTTTCAGTCAAACTATCAGTGATTGCGAGCTGTGTTCCGGTCAAAGTGGCAACATCATTCGCTTGTGAAACTGTTAAGTTACTTGTTGAAATGTTAACAGTGTTTGTAACATTCAGCGCAACAGATACGTTCACTGTCGCAGGAAGACGATTCAGAGAAAGCGTTCCAGTTGTGAGATTGTCGGCATTCGCAGCGAAGGCAACAGCATTATTATATGCATTTGTCGATGAGCCTGTCGCGACTGCTACGGCATTACCGTAAGCATCTGAGGCTTTACCGTCTGCATAGTTCACGCCGTTAGCGTATGCATTGTTTGCAGATTGACTGATGCTAGTCGAGTTAATGGCAGTGCCATTAATTACGAGCTGACCATTCGAAATTACTACGTTTCCTGTAGTAACCGTTACACCATTTGCGGCAGTTAAGCCGTTCTTAACGCGAAAATTATTTGGAGTTGCCATCTGGTTCCCTATCCCTCAGATTTTATCTTTATTTATACTTCTATCGCAAGACGGCGAGTTTTTACTGTACTCGCTGAATTGGAAGGAGCGACGAGCAACTCTACATAACCAGTATTAATATTTGCACTTACGTTGCCGAGTGATGTGTTTGAATAAACTGTGCCGTATTCAGTAATATAAACTTCTGTACCATCATGAATAAGCAAAACTTCTGTCACGTGATAGTCAGTACCCGAAGTGATTTGTACATAATATTTAGCAGATCGATAATTAGCGGCACTAAAAGAATCGACTGTAGTATTTGATGTGGTGTTTGTTGTTCGAGTGTTTGAATCTGCGACAATAACAGAAAGCTGAGGAGTCACAGAAACAATTTCTACGACGTCAGCAGCAAATACGTTTGAAGTGAATGTAATGGCACCAGAGTTTGTTGCCAAGTAATCTGTTGTAAGGACTTGCTTCGAACCGTTCAGGTATACGCTTTCGAGTCCAGCAGTATAAGAAAGAACATCTGTATTATCATCTGCTCCAGTAATGACGGTGGTATTCGAAGCGATAGTGTAGGTGTAAGTTGCAATACTTGCATATGTATTGCCTCCACCGCCTCCTACTCCCCAGTAAACACTCGATCCATTTGACGTGAGAACTTGTCCCGCGGTGCCTGAAGAACCGTTGGCGACAATCGTAGTAACAGCGAGAGAGGAGAGATTTGAACCGACTTCGAAGATGGCATTCGCAGCATCTGAAGAGAAGACTTTACGATCAGTTAGATTAACCGCAAATTCGCCGTTATCAATAAAACCGGAATTTGCTACGTCAGTAGTATTAGCTGTACGACCAGAAATTGTCGTACGCTTAAATTGAAATTTGTTTGCCATTCTCAACCTCTATATAGAGCAACGAAGTGGTTATGTAACCCCTAATATTCTATTTATACAGAAGTATCTTCAGCTTTTTTATTTTTATTTCCAAGCTTTTCAAGATCAACAATTTTTGCTTGAAGACTGGCCATGGTTTTATCGGCCATGACCAGTCTTGTTTCTAGCATTACGTTCTTACTTGTAAGATCATGTACACTCGCGAGTAATCGATTGATATACTCATTTACAAATTCAGCTTCCATAAATTAGAACGTGCCTCCGTCAAGTGTTCCGTATACTACCGATGTTCCGTTTGATTGCAGAACCTTACCATTTGTATTAGCTACAAGAATAGTAGCTGCTCCAGCGCCGTTACCTACAAGGATTGCACCAGCTGTGATAGTTGATAGACCAAGACCACCAGAAGCAACACCAAGAGGAGTCGAAAGACTCAATGTATTCGCAGTGATACCAACCGCGAGTGTCGAGTTCGCAGTAAGAGTAACGTTAGTCGCATTTGCAACAAGACCGCCGGCATTAAGATATGCTTGTAATGTAGCAGTAGTATAACCGGCTGCTGCAGTGTCTACAGTTGTTGTAGGTTCTGTTTGAGAACCAGCAAAGAGCTTATAAACGCCATCTGTAGCATCACGGAAAAGACCGGTGAATTTAGCTCCACTCGAACCGTATTGACCATAAAGACCAATATCAAGAACGTCGGTTGTTGCGTTTCCGTTTGCAAGCTCGATCAGCGAATCTTGGACTGTCAGGTTGGTAGTATCGATTGTCGAAAGCGTACCGAGAACAGTCAGATTTCCTGAAAGAGAAAGATCTGTAATCGAGAGTGCACTGTTAACATGTAAACCAGCAGAGTTGACTGTGAGTGTCGATCCAGTTGTAAGGCCAACCGCATCTGCAGTGACATTAATACCGTTAGCAGCACCAACATGAACACCTGTCGAGTTAGATACAAGACCAGCACCACCTACTACATTGATACCAGCCGCATCAACAGAAATACCATTCGCAGCTTTTGCAAAGACACCAGATGTATTCGATACAATACCATTGTTTGCTACAACAGCGATTGTTGCCGCGCCACCTTCAGAAGAAGATGATCCAGAAATACCGTCGCCAGCTGTAATAGTCGCAACATAGTTGCCCGATGTACCCGAACCAAGAGCAACGTCGCCTGTCAGTTGCGATGTAGCAATCGAAAGGTTGGCTGTATTAACATGCAGACCAGTAGCGTTGCTTACAAGAGTAGCACCGGCTTGAACGAATACGCCAGTCGCATTGGATACAAGACCGCCATTTGTACCAGCAAGAACATTTACGCCATCTGCAGTAACCGAGATACCGTTAGCGCCGTCAACCGCAATCGCGTCTGCAGTAACTGTAATACCGTTACCTGCACCAATGTCAAGAGTGACAGCACCTGATGTACCACCGCCTGTAAGACCAGAACCAGCAGTAACTGCTGTGATATCAGCATCAGTTGGTGTTACCCAGTATACCGATGTTCCGTTCGATGCAAGAACTTGTCCTGCAGTACCAGTCGTACCATTCGCTGTAAGCGAGCTATTTGCAACAATGCCGCCGTTGAATGTGACTACGTTGGCAAAACTGTGTGTGTTTGTCCAAGCGTAGGTCGCAGCAGCATTGGTAGATACTGCACCGGCCGCTTGCCAGAAAACATTACCGCCAGCATCGGTTGCCAGCATATAGCCAGCACCAGGCGATGATGTACCGTTTGCAGTAATCGACTGAACGGTAAGGTTTGCAGTTTTCACCGCATCGAGGTAACCAGTACCATTCGCAACGAGTGCTTGGTTGGCAGTCAATATGCCGGGATTAAACTTACCTGCAATGGTGATTGACGCACCATTCGAACCAATAAAGAGGTGATCTCCATTGGCTGTAAATGCTAATTCACCGTTAGCTAATACTGGTGCATCAGCTGTCGTTAACGACCTTTTAATTTGAATTAAGTTACCGGTATCTACGGCCATGTTTTTATTCCTTTTAGGTTAAAATGATCCGCCGTCGAGATCTACTGCTAGATCTGCGAATGACAGTTGTCTCACCTCATATTTATCATTTTGAGAATTGTAGATTAATGTAGCGCCATTGGCGGCTTCAACGACGCTGACGTCGAGTATGTTTTCAATACTTCTTATTTCCTGAATTTGATTCTTCAGAGTAATAGGTCCAGTAGATGATAATCTGCCGTTGTTATTTGTAATTGTAGCGACTAAACGAGATGCACCTGCCATTATCTTGTAACTCCTGGTGTAACTGTGACGATACCTTCAACAAGACGAGAAACTGTTCCGCTGCCATCAGTCAACTCACAGTCATATACGTATCTTCCGGCTGTAAGGCCATTTGTGGTATTTGCCGACATCGAAAGAGCAACGACACCAGTCACAGCAGTAATAGAAACTGTAAATGCGGTTTGAGCAGAAGAAGTATAGTGCTTACGCATCTGTGCTGCACCTGTAAATCCTGTCAGATTTACGATGTTACCATTTTCATCAGTCACATCAATAGACGTAGCAAATGAAGTGCCTTGATCTATTACTATATTTGCTTTCAGCGCCATTTATTCTTCTACCGTGTTATGAAAAACTATCTGATGTTAAATCTATAAACCAATATTTAGTTGTTGCGCCATTAGATGCCGACACATTAAATTGTTGATTATTATAACCGCCTGTATATGCTGCAAAAAATGTAATTGATGAACCGCTGCCTCCGCTTCCGAAGCTAGCATATCCATTAAATCCGTCTCCTCCGGTATAAGTCCAAACTACACTTGAAGAAGCACTAATAGTAACTGTCGCTTGAGTGCTATACTGATTATCAGAAAGATAGGTCGGTGATCCGCTTGTTCCGCCGTCAGGAGAAAAAGTGACCAACGGTATATCTTGATAAGGACGAATTCCTACATATTGCCACGAAGATCCATTCCACATTTTAACAGCGCCAAAATCTTGGCTCCCGACCCATGATGAGCCGTTCCAATATTTAACTGCTTGGGCGGTCGAAAAAGCTAGAGGCACTTATTATGCTCCCGGCGCAGTTGGCCAAATGACATCTGCGGCATTTGTATAAGTCTGAGTAAGATCTCTTAATGCTTGACGATACGTAGCCCAAGCGGTTTTATCTCCAGGCCAATCTGCCATTTGAGTATAGTCAGATGAAGTCAAAAGATTATTTCTTCTCGACCTAATTTGTTCCCAAGTAATTACCACAACACGATCTTGCAAAACAAGATTGCCTTCAGACAAAACCAATTCTTTATTTTGCATATTCATACCATGGAGAAACTGCTGGTGTTGCTCTGCGGTAATTTCAATAATATCTTGAGGCAATGACGGATACCCAAAATCAGTATCGTAAAAACCTTTTGTTGTTGGGCTGTAGTAAATTGTCATTTTATTAATATCCCATTGCTAACCAGTAACCAGTGTGAGAAGTTTCATCTCCGTTAAACCAACTGAAACCAGTTGTTGATACACTATAAATGGTTGCGCCTTTAGAAGCCTGTCCAAATACACCCAGATCTCCTACTCCATTCATCACTGCTCGACCGACTGTAGTAAATGATGTTGGGAACGTTCCAGATCCTGTAGTATTCGGAGTAACAGTTACTGTTCCCCACTGAATAATTGCTCCGTTTGGCAACTTAGTCCAGCCATTTGATGACAGACTTTGTGTATATCCCGTAGTTCCTGCCGTATCGATCCAGATATCACCAGCAGCAGAAGCAGTAGGTGTAGAACCTGTTACGAAAACTTGACCACCACTTGTAAATCCAGCTGTAACGTGTCTGAGAATAGGAGCTACGGCACCAGATGCACTTCCTTGTGCACCTTGTGGTCCTTGAGCACCCGTTGAACCTGCCGCGCCTTGAGCACCAGTTGCACCTTGTGCTCCGTTTATTCCAGTTGGTCCTTGCGAACCAGTTGCACCTTGAGCGCCTTGTAATCCTTGAGCACCTTGAGGACCAGCAACTGAAGATGCTGCACCTTGTGCACCTGTAAGACCTTGCGGACCAGTTGGTCCTTGTGGTCCTTGAGCTCCAGTAGCGCCTTGAGGACCGGCAACGGTTGAAGCAGCACCTTGTGCACCAGTTGTTCCTTGTGGTCCTTGTGGTCCTTGAATACCTTGTGCACCTTGTGGTCCCGTCGGTCCTTGAACCGAAGGTCCTTGTGGTCCTTGAGAACCAGTTGTTCCCTGTGGACCCTGGGAACCAGTTATTCCTTGCGCGCCTTGTGGACCAGGAACTGTCGAAGCTGCGCCTTGAGCACCAGTTGGTCCTTGCGAACCAGTTGCACCTTGAGAGCCTTGAGCACCAGTTGCGCCTTGCGCACCTTGAGGTCCAGCAAGTTGCGTCCACACCAAGTTAGCTGTCGCTCCACTTGATGCAAGAACGAAACCTGTTGTTCCAGCAGATTGTGTAGGTAGAAGGTTATTGATCGATCCGCCTGTACCGCCTCGAGATGTAGGAAGTGTACCGACAGTAATAGCAGATGCATCAACAAATACGCCTGCTGCGTTCACAGTTAAACCAGCATTCGCTACGAAACTAATCGTCGGATTTCCAGAAACCCCGTCGCCGTTTGTTACGCTAATGCCGTTCGTAGAAGCAATCGATACCGTATTACCTGTTCCTGTACCAGTTCTGACTACGATACCATTCGCCGAGATATTATATACGGTGTTAGCATTGCTTGCTGTACCAGTATAAAGTGACGAGTTAACGCCTGCTCCACTTGGAAAGTTAACAGTATTCGTAACGGTGATATTGTTTGCAAAGACATCGAATCTTGCCGTGGTAGTACCGAGTGCGCCGCCGTTTGCATCTGGTCGTAGTGTTCCATAAGATGTCGTATTAAATACGAAAGCATTGAAACGGTTTGAAGTATTACCGAGTGGCTGCTGATCTGCAATCAGAAGAACCCCGCCTTGACCGATGGTAACGTTGGCGTATACAAGAGAACCATTTACTACAAGGTTACCAGATACAACAAACAAGTCGTTTTTAAAGTGCGCGTTGGCTTCTACGTCGACACGATCATAGAAGATCGCGTTGCCAGAAGCAACTAGACCGTTATCAACCTTAAATCTATTATTTGCGCCTGACATATATTACCTTACTTAATGAATTGAGCAACAACTTTTGCAGCAGTGCTAGATCTTGTTTGATTGACATATACTCTTACGTTTGCAGTAGCCACGTTAGCAGAGAAAGTACCAAGTAAGCTGACTCCGGAATTAGCTGCAACCGGCGAAGAAACTGTGCCGTATGTTGTAAGCTGCGCAGTCGAATTATCATGAGCAAGTAGTACTTCAGAGATCTGTGTATTACCGGCATTTTTCAATTGAATTAAAAGTTTAGCTGTGCTATAGTCTGCCTTTGGATATTCGAAGACAAGAAGATCTGAACCAGTCGTAGCTCCAAGATTTCCGTTTGCAAAGATATCAACTACGTGCTCAGTCTTGAAAGTCACGATATTTGCATGTGTAGCAGGACCAGTCACTGCGAGCGTATTCGCTAGAGTAGTTGCTCCTGTTACTCCAAGAGTACTCGAAAGCGTTGTAGCTCCAGTTACAGTGAGTGTATTCGAAAGATTTGTATTTCCTGTAACCGTCAGCGTATTTGCAAGAGCAACGTTCGAACTGACTGTCGCAGCACCTACAACAACAAGATGGCTTGTCGGCGTAATGGTAAGATTCGCAGATGCAGTGATCGATCCATTACCAACTACTGTGTTAAACGTCGCGTTTCCGACAAGAACCGTAGTAGCATTTGCAAAGACATTCGCGCCGACTGCGACAACTGTTTGGTTGGCAGCGACAATACCAGCAAAGAATCCTGTCGGCGTAACGTTAGATGTCGACGTCGAATTGACAATGCTAACAATTCGAGTATTCGCTAAAACGGTATTACTACCTTCTGCGGTGAAGAATCGAAGTGATGTTAGCTCAGAAGCATTAAGCGTATTACCTACAAATACTCCGCTGCTATTCGCTACTACATTACCAATCGCACCTGTTCCAGTGATTTGCACTGTACCACCATTGGTAGCATTTGCCGTGACGTTTGCGCCGAGCGAGATCTGAATAGTATTGGCAGTAAAGATGCCAGTTTTAAATGCGTT